AAGGAAAGAATCAGGTCTACGTCTGTTCCTCCCTGTTGCCACGCATCCTGAATAGCTGTCCCAAGCCATGATTCCGTGAGGACTGGACCTACCGAACGGACATTGGTGGTAATAAGTGAACGGATACCAGCCATAGTACGTCGCGCTGTTCCAGAACCAATGGTATTTCCAGAGGCAATACCCATGATCGCTACTTTTTCAAGGTCACGAACGGCTTCTGTCAACTTCTTCATTTTCTGGTATTCAAATTCGTCTTCAATCCCTCCCAAGAGTGCTACGGCCTGTTGTGTACCAGAGACAATAATATCCTTTTTAATAAGCTGAACGAAGTTGGAATTACGGCTCCGGTTTGTGCTGGAGTCCTGTGTAACGTCATCTCCTTCCAATGCAGCGTCAGAAATGACTTCAAGATTTTGACCAGCCGCAAAGGAGTTGGCAACAGTGCCACCAAACCCACGTGTGAGGGTAATAGAGTTCCCTGCAATAACTGAAATAGTGAAATACTCATTGGTGACAGGCTGACGGAGGACCGTGCCTACTTGGAGATAGGCCGCTTTCCCTGCAGCAACACCCATCACGGTATCTGTGGATGCAGAGGCTACCGCAGAGGAAGCCACAATGGTATTTGGTGCAAGTTCATCCTCTAACCATTCATGCTTAGTCTGCATGACTGGTCTATCTGCGTCACCGAGATAATCCAAGAGAGGGGTTTCATGGGGAGTAATAATACTCACCATGTCTGACACGTCTTCCGCAATCGTATTGAAAGCAGAATAGGTTGCACGTCCTGTGAAAGCCATAAGAATACTCCTGTGTATACGTCGTGTGTCTCCTTCTATAAATAGTGTTAAAATGAATAAATGTATGAAATAGTGTCAACTACACAGCTACGTTGGATACCTCATCTATAATTTCTGTGACATCCCCACCAGAAGCAACATAGTCATTCTTGGCTTTGGTATAGCGTGCCATCAGAGTTGGATTCTTTTGTGCTGCTCTCCCTGCAGCAATGGCATTCTGACGCAGTGTAGCTTTACTTGCTCCATTTTCTTCACCAGTGCTATGTCCACCAGCACCACCCGCAGTAGATTTTGCTTTTACCATATATTTTGGTGTGAACTTCTTCACACCAGCACTGAGGTCTAGTGTCCCATCACCGTCTTTTATTACCCAACTTTCCGTATCTTCATCGTAGACGGATTTACTACGGAGGAAATCCGCTACATCATTGGCATCTATCGCACCAAGAGAGGTTGCAGCAGCAATAAGTTGCCTATCACGCTCTGCATGAAGTCTCCGTGTCTCTGCGGCCTGATACCGTTCTTCAGCAGCATCACCACGTTTCTTCTCTGTTTCAAGAGTTTTCTGGAAGTTTGCCAGCGTTTTCTTGAGTTCTGTAATCTCTGGATTATCCTCTGTAGTAGTTGTTTTCGCTCTTGTAGTGCGCTTTGTAGTCTTGGGCGGTGTTTCCTCTTCAGTCTCAGTACCTTCTGTTTCAGCGTCATCATCCTGAGTTTGAGGGTTGAGAGCTTGAAGGGCAACAGTAATATCTCCTAATGTCTTCTTAATATTCGCCAGTTCAGTAGCAGTAGTTTTCTTTCCTGAGTTCAGTTCTTTCTGAAGGGTAGCAATGGTAGCAGAGGTTGTTTCTGCAAAGGCTTTGGGATCAAATTCAGTATCGGTTCCATCTCCTTCAGTTGCACCTTCACTTGTCTCAGCTACACGATAAATCAGATGATCAAACTTAGAGTGAAACGGGCTACGGAATCTATTCTTCTTCATACATTATTCTCCTTGTGGAGGTGCGTTGAAACTCTCCGCAGTTTCTTCTGCCACTTTTTCTTGACTTTGAAGTGTTGCTGCTACCTCAATCGGTATCTTTTCTTCTAGTGTATCAATTTCTTGCATAACTTGCTCTAGAATATCTGTGGTAGATTTCTTGAGTGCTTTCCGCGCAAGACTCTTTTCTACTTCACGTGCAAAGGTCGGAGAACGAATCGCTTTCTTCGCATCAGTAGCACGTTCAAGTTCTTGTTCAAAAACTTCCACATCATAATTATCTGGATAATCAATAGAGCCTAACCATTCTTCACCTAACCACTTACAATACAGCATATGGACCTTAATTTCCCCTTCTTCCATAAGTTGTGCGGTGTCTGCTAGCATTGTATTTGTTCTATTAAACTCGTAACTGTATGATACTCCAGGTCTGGATTCTCGGATACCAGAATCCGTCCATAGGGTAGCAAGTTTATAGATGGTGTCTGTTGATTTCTCTACCCACTCAACAATAAATCTCCCTGGATCAGAAGCAGGGGCAAGATAGTATGGAGGGTTTGTTCCTGCCCATAATAGGGCATTGTTATTGCCAATTTCCACAGGGACACTTCCTGCAGCTTCATTATCATTCATCTGATTAGGGTCTTCCATCACCAGGATATTGAAGACTTTAGAACGTATCTCTTCTGTGAGTAAGCTTACGGAGTTAGCAATATCAACGTTGATCTTCCCAATAGGCTCAACAAAGGATTGACCTAATTGAGTATCAAGCATGTCTCGTTTCCCAAAGAAGCGGGTCACTGGTACAACCCCTAAACTATGTTGACCAGCATCAAGGAGTCTCGCTTCTGGTTTCCGTCCACCAACTCTTACCACTTCATGTTTATACCATGCATCTCTAGTCCATGTCCAGTAGTGATGTATACTAGCTTTTGGACGTGAGCCAAATGGATTATACTGCTTATCCATCTTCTCTTTCCAACGATACCACAGAAACTCTCCCTTGTCATCAAACTCCCAATTGATCGCATTCATAGGGAGAATATAGTATAAGTAGGGACGGATTTGTGCATCAAGCCGTTCTTGCTCATTGGTGATTTCATAGGTGGTACGTGGCATATCTGTTACTACATCTATGAAGCCCCATATTTTGGCAAACGTGTGAATCTTTTCCATAAATTCATCTATGGTCGATTTTCGCAAATCGCAGTCTGCCCAAAACTCATTCTTTTCTATGTGTTCCTGTTCGGCTAACTGTTCGTCTTGCTTAAAGAAAGACCGTGTGACATTCTTGGTATAGACAAAGGAACTGATAAGATCAACAATCGAACCAGTATAGTTGTAGTAATATGCCCTCGCTTGCCGCTTACGATAGTTTTCTATTTTCTCACGGTGATGCCTGTCTAAGTAATTCTGGATATTTTGTCCTGCATACCAGTTATACCAGTCACCCCATCTCAAATGAAATTCATCAAAGTGAGGATGAGTGGTTTCCAGTATTTTAACTAGATCATCATTGGGAGATTGACCAAAGAGGTCTGCATTATTCCGTGCAAAGTCTGGTTGAAAAACAGACGTGATACGGACATTGGGGTTTGAATATTCAAATATTCCTTCATCGGGATTAATAGAATATTGGTTAGCAGGCAGAGACATCAACTGCCGAAAGCGGGATGCAGTGAAGGAATCTGGCATACGTTTACGGTGTTTCACGTCACATCCTCATATTTACTACACTGACAACACCAGTTACCATTGGATAGGACTCTCCGTATCATAGATAAATGAGGATCATGGCATAAACAGGAACATTCACAGACATAGAATGACTGACCTAATACACAATTTTCAGAGACGTGCACCCATGACGGACGCACATCAGCATCTAAACCGCCCTCTTGTTCTACCATCTCTAGTGCATGAGGATGTACAACAACAAAGATATGCTTTGGATTATATTTGTCAGCAAAGTCTTGCCAGAAACCTCTTGTAAACTCTTGTTTCGAGTCAATAGACTCTTGTATACTCTCTTTCAATGTATCTAAGGTAAGTGATACAGATGTGTCGTGATGTGTTGTAGATGTATAATCACCAAAATAGTATGCTTTCATAATATTGTCATCTATTTTTCTACCAATAGCTTGAAAGATATTTTTCATAATTTATAGCCCTGGTATGGTGACTGCTTTCACATGAGATTTTGGCATACGTGGATAGGTAAAGCATGGATACCGTGTCGCATCTGCCATATGATCATTCCCATCTTCGTAGGTATCCAGGTCTGGTTTTCCATCAGGAAGTATCCCATGTTCCCATGCAAGCATTTCTCGACGGAGTTCTATACACGTATCCATAATAAAGAGTTTTGGTAGTCCGTTTGCGGGGTTTATCTCAAGACGCTTCTTGACTTCATCAACCCCTTCTGCTAAGTCATTCATTGCTTGGAGGCAGTTTAAACCATATCCACGCATCTCAAGAATAGATTGCTTACCAGAAGGGTCAGAATAGATAGGGAGTCGTGGTCTCCAGTACAGATTCTTTTTGATATAGTTGGCATGAGTGCCAAGAAGTCTATCACCATGGAAATAATACTCAAACATCACAATCCAGATATCATATCGGGGTTCTATCACGATCTGAGCATAGGCAAAGTGGGCTCCAAAGTCCATCCCACCTATTCTACGCCAGTTTTTAGGGATTTCTTTCTCCTGAAAAATAGACTGGAAGGACTTGAACTTTCCTCCACCTAACATAGAAATAACATGGATATCCTCATCATAGTGTTCACCATAGACTTTTGCTCCACCAGAGGGGGATTTATTCTCCCACTCTGTAGCAAACATTGCTGCTGAGAGGTTTGCTGTTTTTTGGATAAACGTCGGAATAGGATACCAGCCCTTACAGTCATGGGCTTTACCCTTGCATTTCTCCCATGCAATACAATCTCCCCACTCTGGATCATTCTTACATTCACGTGTACACTGTTCTAGTGTTTCCCAAATACAGAATTGAGAGACAGACATATTCCGCTTAACTTGATCATTAAGAAGCGTAGTCATTGTACCGCCAGATTTTTTTCTTGTAGATCCCAAAATATCTTGGGCAGGAACGCCATTCTTAGACATAGACATAGAGAGTCCTTGTTCAAGAATAGGCATGTCCATTAGTTCTACTTCATCTATTGTAGTCATATTTGGATGTGGACCATTCAATCCATGCATCGTACCAGAAGCTATTTTCAGTAAACTTCCATTCTTAAATTTGGTGTAGGATTGAATAGGATCACCGTCAAGGAGTTCCCATAGAATAGGATCACTCTCAAGGAAACCTTTGAAATATGAATACCCAATATTGGTTTGATGAATCTGTGAGGATGCAACAACTAACTCGACTGGTGCACATCTAAACAATGCTTTGAGGTGGTTTAAGAGCGCAAACCCTAGCGTTTTACCAGAACCACGTGAGCCAAATGCGAGTGCAAACATAGTCCGTTCAAAAAATACATCTGTTATAAAACTGAATATAGATGTGTGTCCTGCACAGAACGAGTGCTTAGGGAGGGTATATCCAAGGAATGTTTGGATGTAGAAGTCAAGATCATCTTCATCTTCAAAACCGTACTTCATATATGTATGAAGAAGATCTCGCTTCACTACACTTGGATTCATAGATTAGGCTTCTCCAAGCTTCCCACTCTGCCCATACCTTTGTGTGTTGTCACCCATGACACGCATGAGTTCTTTCAAGGCATTCTTTTGCTCAGGCGTTTCAGCAGGCTTGGCTTCTCGCATATCTAATGCTTGATTGATATTCAGTGTTCTATCCCTGAGTAGGGTAATCTGGAATATCTTGTTGACTGCCCACTCGAAATGTCGATACTCGAAATTTTTAGAAGTATATGGAATATCAACAATCTCTTGAAGCCTCGCTGTAGCAGTCCTACGGAGATGATTGATGTCATTATCAATCAACTCCATATATTTCGTCTCAAGATGGGCCATGTACTTCTTAAACTCTAGGTCTTGTCTCCATAGTTTGATTTGTCTGATAGAAAATTCTGGAAGTTGTTTAGAAATCTGAGTAGGAGTCATCCCTACAAGATAGTACCTGGCAGCTTTTTTATGGTGTATTTTGAGGATCATAAGATACCATCTATGATAAGGATTGATACCGAGAACAAATACAAGAGATAAACTGTACTGTGATTATAAGACTCTTTCATTATATATACAAATATTAAATTTTTAAGGTCAGCTTGTTAATACCTCCACCACTCCATACGTCTATCATACAGGCAATCTCTACAGCTTCTTCTACACTCTTCCCACATAACATAGCTGCCATCGCTGGCATATTCCCTGTCCCAATAGCGTAGAAGTCTTCCTCAACTATAAATGGAATCCATGTATCTTCAAACTGGTAGATAATAGGTTCATTGTTTATAGACGTTAAAAAGAGTGCTTGAAAATCCTTTGCAGGAACACAAGATGGAAATAATTCTGGATTCATTCCACTTCTTACCCATCGAAAAAACGGCTCATTATATTCTACCAAGCCAGCACACCCTACAAGACACTCTTTTTTATTAGGAAGAATATCATATTTTTGTTCGGTTGTATTTGTTACGATACATCGAATCTTAGTGAAGCTTCCACGTAAGCCACGATCATTTGTTTGTCTATCAGATGCCATTATTAAAGTCCGTTTATCAACAGCAATAGTGGTCATACTACTCCAGTTTGAGGGTTTTCTACCCAATTACGTTTAGATAAGACTCGTTCCCATACATCATCAATACAGCTTACGAGAGTTACCTTTAATAGATTACATATATAGACAAGTTGGTAACACAGTTCATTGACACACTCAATGATAGATTTCTTGTTTTCTTTTGAGATGATATTGTCTTGTATGAACATTGGTTCAAAATATAATCCAATATGAGCTACATACTTATATACAGACCATGCAAGCATTTCCATCTGAATATTTGTATAATGTTTATTCTCAGAGAACACGGTAAAATATGATTCTTTATATGGAATAAATCCAAAATTTCCTCTATAAAAGAAGTTAGTAGCATACACCATTATATCACCAATAGCATCTTTAATATTATCTATATGTTCTTCTGTTGTTCCACGAATCCCTTGAGACATCTTTAAGACAGAATGAACAAGCTCTCCTGCTTCTTCACACATCCCAAGAAATGGATGTCGTGGTGGTGCATACGGACCAGTAGGACCAAAATTTCTATTCTGCCAATCCCATAACTTTTTTTGAAGATTTTGGAAATAAATTTCATCATTATGCATATAGATCCCTATTGTAATTCATTCATATTGTTTTCTTTTGTCGCTTTATCATTTAAAACTTGATGAAAATATGACAATCGTTGTAATATTGTACTTATCCTTCCATCTATATTTTTTTGTGTGTTTTCAAGAGTAGTTAAACGAACATTAATGCCATCTAAAGCAATTCTTAGTGTTGGTATGGATTGTAAATTATCAATATACCGTTCATAGAGTTTCTCGATATTGTGGATGTTTGTCATTATCACATTTAGGTTATGAGTATTTTCTTTGACTTGATTCTCCATAAAAATAAGTCTTTCTAATACTTTAATCTGGTTAGATTTTGTATCATAGACGATATTTCGTGTCTCCCAAAATATCACTGAACTTATCGTAAATACAATACTTGCTACTGATGTGAACCATGTTTGCCACGGTATACCTTTTATGTAATCACTATTGCCATTGGTCAAATTGTATTTAAACACTCATAGAACATTGCCTTCTGAGTAATAAATAAAATCTATTAAGTTACACGTACAATGATGGTAGCTAGTCTATCATCTATAGCAAGTGTGATGTTGTAATCACCAATTTCTGATGCTACAAAGGATGGTGAGGGCATAGTAGGATTCATGAGTGAAGCCCCACACGCATCTGGACACTCCATAGTCCACTCATATTTTCCACTTGTTATCGTGAAGAGTGTTCCATTTAATGCAATATGAGTGTCAACACCGATTTCATAAAGTATGTCTGGTGCTTCAGCCATGGGTATTACTCCTTATGTTACGATAACTTCTGCAATCATATAAACCTCTGAACACTCAGCCCAATCTTTCGGCGCGATATACCCACCTGTGCTATAGGGCAGTGTAATCCCAAACGCTTTATAGACTTCCCAGGCAAATTCACTACAAATATAGGCCGTATTTTGCGTAATGGGGTTAGTGCGAAAACCGACTTCTACAGCTAAAACACGTGCAGCAATACGTAGAATACTCTGAGTATCATAGGGATAACCTAGTAAATCAATCGCCCGTTGTGAGAAAGCCTGAAAGGCAGGAGATATTTCTGCCTGAAACAGTCTATGGCGTGCGATGAAGATACGGCCTGGATATCCACAGCCTTCCCCTGCATAATTGGAGATATAACGTGAAACAGGGATAGCACGACATCCAATAGACTCCACTGACTCTAGCACTAAAATACGTTCTAGAGCATCAACACGCATAAGACAACCAACGTGGGACCAGGGAGAATTGGTTGCATGTTGAATCATTCTGGCAAAAATAGAAGAACCTTGGCACAATAATAAATCTCCAGACTTGATCAGTGGGCGCACACTATCATAGGACATCAGAGAAGGTTCTGTACTCATGGTGTTGTCTTCCATGCAGCTTTCCCTGAAATCGCTGCTGAGGATAAACCCGTAGCAACGATCACTAACCATGTATTTGTTGCAATAGGCTCTGTAGTGCCAGAAAGTTGTGTCAATGTTGTGAGCAACGCGCCAGTAACACCAGTAATCAGACCGTACAGACACGTAAAATAGAATCCGGCTGTTGGCATAGCGTTCTCTTAGGGTGATGCTTAGACAACACCAGCCTCATAATATCAGATACGTCCCATGAACAGGAGCACTACCAGGACGATCAATAGCACCCCAACAATACCTGAAGGTCCATATCCATACTGGTGGTATCCCCATGTTGGAAGACCACCAAACAGGAAAACGATGAGAATAATGAGTAATATAAGGCTCATTCCAGCCCCTTATTTACTCTGCCGCCGCTACATTAACAGTAATGGTTGCTTCTCCATCATCTGTTTGCAATGTGATGACATATGCCCCTTCCTTTTCAGCCACAAAGGATGGAGAAGGCATCTCTGGATTCATAAGCTGTCCATCTTTTCCATCTGGTGTGACCATTGCCCAATGATACGCACCACTAACATTGAACAATGTCCCATTCATACTTACGTTATCACCCACATGAACATTATGGGTTTGGTTCATTTCAGGAGCAACTTTTTCTGCTGATGCTCCTGATGGAGTGGGTTGAGCTTCACTCGACACTGGATCACTCGAAGCAGTTGATTCACTCGAATGAGCAGTATGTTGTTGTCTACTACGTTGTTCAGACATGCTATATCTCTCCTAAACATTAAAGTATCTCACATACAACAGTATAAATTATCCATATAAATTACGCAAGAGCGATGGCTTGTTGCCCAAAGTTTTGTACAGAAAACGTCATACGCGGATAGCCTGTACTTGGTGTTAAGCTAGAATCAGCATTCACAGATATGAGGGCAGGATTCGCTGTACTCATTGCCCATACTGTTGTAAGTGTCCCTGCACTCACCGTTTGCTGTGAGTTGACTTCATTAATAGTAACGGTTACTGTACCAGCTTTATTCACTGCACTGTAATAGACACTCCCTGTTTCCGATTGAAAATCTGTCCCATCTGTGACTTCTATTGCATAGTGAATCACTCCCCCTACCGCACTGTTTGAAGCAATTGTGATACTTAAAATATTTATCGGAGTATTATCGGTGAGTACCTTAAATCCATTGGGAATGAATCTATCCACTTGCGTATGGTCTGTCGTGCCTGATGTGGCACTCGCTGCATCTCCTTGGAATCTAATAAGTCCTGGTAACGCATTACCCGTACCAAGTCCAGTTTTGAGAATACGAGCACCACCAGATTTATTGGTTGCCCCTACTGTTGCTCCACCAGATTGATCGGTGAAATTATTCCCTGCCGTGTCAGCAGTAAGGTGACGTTCCATGGCAAGAGTACGTGCAACTTGACCACCTATCCCTATATCTGTAGACGGAGCAAGGGTAAAAAATCCAAGACGGTCTGTGATAATATGGAGTGTGCCATCTTCTGTCCCAATAGCCCATCCTACTTTTCCTGTTGCTCTATCCTTTGCCCACATCACAGCCGTATTTACAGGGTAAGTTGTCGGATCAACACCTTCTAGTGCTCCAAAATTTCTACTGGCATCTGCACCAAAGATTGTTACACCCACACCTACATTATCTGTAGTTTCTGTTGTGGTAGTATTTCCACTGGTGCCTGATGGCTCAAAGCCATTTGTGCTGTTGTAGAGAGCTGAACGTTCGCCTGATGTTAAGACGTGATTTTTATAAACACCGAAAGCATCTAATCTTCCATTCAAATAGCTACCACCACCATCAAGAGAACCAACAGTGAAACCATTTGTACTATTATACGATCCTGTTGTGAGTGCTGTAGATGATATCGTACCTAGATTGAGTTGAAGATTGATGGTGTTTGCAACCGAATCATGCCATGCAACAAAAAAATACCATGTACCTGTAGCCAAACTCCCTACAATAGCATTTTGCCCAACAGTCCCATTTGAGACACCAAAATACATATCGGTGCCTATAGTTTGTAGTGTATATTCAAAGGTTGTACCAGCACCAGTAAATCCTTTTGTGAAAAGAATCTGTTGTCCTGGTAAGGCATCAAACTGTACCCATCCAGCAAAGGTAAAATCTATATCACCCATGGATAGGTCTGTGTTGTCAGCAATAGTAAGAGACTGATTTGTACCATCAAAATCTGCGGCATTACCCACTTTCCCTGCAACAAACGTGACACCATTATTATTGGTGAAGTTATTGAGTCCAATAGAATCGTTGAGATTACTAAATTTCCAAAAAGCGACTGCACCTATCGGGAGGGTATTGACTGCATCTGTGTGGTTCCATCCACCGCCACTACCGGAAGATATAAGCCTTACATCAGTACCATCTTGCACTAGAAGTGATCGTGTACCAGCCTCTACAATAACTCCAGTACCAGCAGAGGTACGAATACTGAGTATATTTGCACCAGTGGTATTGTTATAAACCCCAAAGAGACGTGTCGTTATTGGGACAATAACATCAACATCATCAGTAAGAGCCCCTGTAAATTCAAAGAATGTATTCAGCCATTCTGTTGCTGTGAGTGTCACATCTGCACTACCTGCAACGGATTTTACTAGATAACCTGCTACAGCAGAATCTATTTTCTGAAATCCAGTATTTATGGTAACTTCTTTTTGTGATTGTCCTTGTGTTAGTTCAGTAATACCAAGCTGTGTTGTTGTCATGTAATACACCTATTATAATTTTTATCCAGATCCACGTGATGGATACCCAAGAATCCCATTAACTCCAATACCTAAGACATCATAGTATATTGTACTCTGTACACTACCAAAATCAGTGACTTGCTGTGCAGCAGTATAGACTTGTGTTAAAGTATCTTCAGCAGAGCCAGCAAATATAGATGTGACTATTAATCTCATGAGTACCGTATATGAACTATTCGTATAGATACGTACATGGAATTGTTTTGTGAAATCAATATCCCAACTCACACCAGTATTGTCAATCAACTCTGAGTTAAGCCGTGAACGATAGAGCCATGCAAGAGTAATATCATTGGCAGAAGGAATGTTCCTCTGAATAGATTGGAGCACTGGTGCCCATGGTTTCAGGTTATTTCCTTGAATAGTTTGAGTGAAAGCATCTGCCACATCTATAGGTGTAATTAAATCAACAACTTTATAATTCAGTGCTACACCGACCACTGTTTCAGAATATGCTATTGGATTAGACACTACAACACTATTCAGTAACACAAATCTTTCATTTGTACTATGTGTACCCACATAGGATTCTGTACCCAATCTTCCACGCAATAAATGAGTAAGTTGATACGTATTTGTTGCAGTAAGTGTTGCTGTGGTAAATTGGATAAGTTCATTGCCAACAAAGGCACGATTTGCTCCATTTAATACCTCAAGTTCTGTTGAATGGCTTAACGTACCACGCCTTAATACAACCGTCAATACTGTGGTATCATCCCATATATCGTAATCTACATTCGGAAGTGGAGCTGCGACATTACCAGTAATAGCTTCTGTCGCTACTGTTTGTAACGCACTATAGGTTATACCCCCATCTAAACTTCTATAGGGAATTGCGTAAGAAAAACTCCGTGGGTTTTGTGTGGTGAACGCAGCAATAAAAACTCTTGGTGCAATATCTGTAGGGGTGAGTGCTGGTACATCCACGATATAAATATCTACACGTCCAATAATAAGTGTTGTCCCTGTACTAACACCAGATATCGCTGGTGTCGGGATCGTCTCAGTGTAAAAAGCAGGATCAGTCACGATAGATTTTACACCAGTAATCCAGTTAAATCCTCTATTTAGCTCACTAATTCTCATAAGATAGTCAAATGAACGTGCAGAGACATTGATATTATCTCTTGGATCAAGAAGCATGAGCATAGGTGTAATTGTAAACTCAGATAATTCTCTCTCGTTCCACAACTGATATAATCGAACTTCAGCATTCGTATAAGCTTGTTTACCAGAGAGCGCAACGGGCGCATTAAGTACCTGTGGATTTCTTTCGATACTCCCTGATGTTAAACTTGCAATCTGAGAGTTACTTTGAAAGTTTCTGTCTCTGTCTGGATAGTTTATTGTTACTTTTGTTGGTAACTCACGTTCCTGAATACGGCTTAACACTAAGGATTTTGGATCATCTTTATCTATACCTCCAGCTAACGCCCTCTCTGGTATCGTTGCAGCAACTTGAGCATTAGAGTTAAAGAAGTATCGCATAACTCCTTCTGATTCAACTCCACTAAAAAGAAAAATATCAGCAAGGGTTTGAATCACATCTTTTGCTGGTTGCGGATTGGAAAGAACCATATTTACTATTGTATTATCAAGACCGCTAGTATCTATCTCTCCAGGGGTTAAACCAGCTTCCTCTGATAAGTGTCTTACGACACATGCAAGGCCATCATCTACATAGGGGCTTGTTCCTATTGATGCAGTTGGGCTAATAACATATGGAGGATGTTCAGATGAGATTCCATATGCAAATCCATCTTCATCAGAAAGCACTTTATAGGTATCTCTTGGCGTGCGTATACTCACAAACGTTCCGTTACTTTGAATATGGAACATCTCATTGCCACTAGAAGCCACTGCCCATATAGTACCATCACCAGGAGCTAAGGATATTGTTGATTGTGAAAGTACGAAAGTCTCTACTGTGTATGCTGTCTGGTGTATACGATGTATTTGTGGAGCATTCGTACTCCCTACCCAAATATACCCATCTTCAGCTTGAGTAATAACATGAGGACCGTTAGGGATACTAATAGTTGCATAATCACCGGAGCTTGTAAAATGACCAACAGTATTCGCATCTCTGTTTGTCACCCATATTTTATTATCAGACGCTCTAATTATATGTGTAGCACCAGATCCTACATTAATATTTTCTGTGATTGTAGCTGCATTGGCTGTTTTCGCAACCGTATTATTATTCCGCAATATGAAAACAATATTCCCTGTTGACCACACTAAGTCAAGCACTGGTGTTCCAACAGAAAAACGGGTATTCGCAAATATATTGCTATTAATATTAAAAGAAACAACACTTTGTATCTGCTCTAAATAAATATAAAAATAGTTTCCACCAGCATAGATGTCTTTTACCCCTACAACCGCATGTGCTGCTATCTCCCCTGCAACACGGACTTGATAATCATTGATAAACATATTATAAGAATCACCAGCATAGACAGTTAGCATATCAGTATTTGTATCTTGTCCATCTCCTAATCCTAAGCTTATAACTCCCAACTTATTTGTTACTGATGAATATGCTATGCCACGTGGAGAAAGTTTTGCATTCTGTGTACCAATAACTTCAAGAGTTTCTGTTTTATATCCTGTCAGTTCCCCAACACTATTCGTCAAAGAACTATTTGTAAGATGTGAAACAGAACCAAGTCCCACGACCAAACCCACTGTTGCTCCTGAACCTTCTGTGTTCGATGGACCATTAGAATGTTGAATTTCAAAAGTAAAATTTGGCACACGTCCTGAAGTTCCAAGATTAAGGTCTTTAATAACAACATATGCCAAGCCTCTATATGCTGAGACATTTCCTACACCATGTATTTCTTCTAACGTTGCATCGGGATTTTGTTCTTCTGTCCCTACGTGAACAATAGCTGTCTCAAGTGTTTCATCAATACTATGTGCAACTTTCAATCCTTCTTCTACATCAACAAGGACAAGCCTAAATCTTCCAAGATCATTACCATTATCATAGACTAAATCTAAGTCAAGCCATACACGGAGTATCTTAGAAATTGGACCTTCACATAGAGCAATAGCTAACGTCGTTGTGTATATTTTCTGTTTAACTGTCGTAGTGGCACTCCCTCCCCCTTTCCCTTTTGGTTGTGGGCTTGCTGCTGTTTGTACATCTGTTTCAATGATATGTTCTTCTTTTACTGTTGCATGAATAATGTTTCCACTAATACGATAAATACCAAATACTCTTGGTATACCCACACCAAGAGCAGGGGAGGTGATGAAAATATCTTTAAGGCTTTCTCCTGGTGTTTGTGTTGTTTTCTTTGGCTTGACTGGATCAATAGCATTGCCAGCAATACCACCAACAGTCATCCCAAGAGAGAAACCTAATCCAGCACCTTGAAAACCACCAAAATAAAATCCTACTGCAGCTCCTACTATACCCCCTGCTAGTGCCCCAATCTGACCCCCACTACTCATAGTAAACTCAACCTTCTATCCCAGGATAGGTGTAGCAGGCTTCTAGAATACGCTCATGGATAAATCGACTTACCACAACTTTTCGTAATGTTTGAGAAATACGCGCATGGACAACACATCCATCATTCACAATAATAGCAGTATGTTGAGGGATAGAACGAAAACGCAAAATATAAATATCTCCAGGTAATGCTTCTTCTATAGGCTTTCTACGAAATCCACTATTATTCAACGTATCAAGAAGAAGTGTAGGAAAACTTAACTGCCATTGTGCTGTGTAAAACGGCACTACAAAATTCCTTGGGAGTAAACCAACACTCTTTCCAATACCTATTACCAAGTGTGCACAGTCAACACCAATGCCTTTACAACATTGAAAATGTTGGAATGGAGTATTCACCCACTCATAGGTTTCATGAACTATATCATCTCTATTCATACATAGCTCTTAGTTAGGTGGAGTATAAAATTCTTGATCTTCAAGTTTTCCAACAGAGGGATTGTAAAATACTGCCTCATTTGTTGGAACAAAGTCAAATCCCCGAAAGTTTATTTTATTATTAAATTTATTTTTACATGTTGAAGCTTTTTTATCACATCCTGCAGTGACTTCAATAATATCTCCAGATTGTGGTAAACTTGGGAAAGGTAGATACGTCTGAATCAGCCCACTATTATTAAATCGGATATCACGGTGTATACGGTCATTCTCACCACTCTTGAATATTATTCTTCCTTGATTGGCAAATCCACTTTCAAAACTTGTAGAGGTTTGTATAACTTTTCTATCTGTTGAGGTAGACGTTACTGTTCCTCTCTGCCAAAAATTTGTAGATTGCACAATAGTAAGAGTTATACTACTTTCGTTCGTTAGTGTTGCACTTAAAACAATCACAGAACTGGTAATTGAAGATATGGTAGCACTAACGTTATTTGCAGTAAGAGAACCTGAGACAACAACAACACTCCCTAACGTGTAGCCATCTTCTAGAAATGAACCGCCATCATTTCGTGTTATACTATTTGTTGGTGATCCTGCTACAGTACAAGGCATAGAATTTGAGATAGGAAATATCTGTACTCTACAACGACTATCCCCTAAATCTGCATCACATGACGGAGAAAATATCCGTCCAATTTTTGTATCAAGCACTTGAGCAAGGCCACGCACTTCTACTTGTATTAGCCCATCCATACGTGTAATCTCACCTACACGTCCAGTGCTTTCAATAATTTTTCCTAAGTTCAAATTCATATAATTGATAGTAAAAACATCAACAGCAGCGTTATCAAGGAAACCATTTATGACAGCACTCTCAAAGTCTGGATAAAGAAAAGCACTCACTGTTAGTGTTCCTGGTACAAGAAATTCTGAAAAACGCACATCAGATATTTGGAAACCTTGGAGACTCAAGTAGACATCTTCACCTATTGTAAGATCACGTGTATGTGATGTGAAAGCATAGGTTACACCAAATACAGTATTAATTCTTATACAACGTGCAAGTGTTTTCCCTATCTTCGTTGTTAGGTATGTTTTAAAAGCGGTTAATACTGCCGTTCGCATCGTTACCCACCTTTGAATATTTCTCTACCATTATAGAGCTTAATAGGATTACGAACCTTTGGACGATCTATTGCAGCAACAGCATTCACAGTAGGTCTTCCAGTCGCCAATCCATCAGTATTTGGTTGATACCACGAAAAACCTACATTTCCAAAACGTGGGTTATTGACGTATGCTGGTTTCCACTTCTCTACTGAGTTTATATTTAATTCCATAGTATCAGGATCAGCTCTCCAGTATGGATATCCTTGAAATGGAGGTATAGTGGGTGTTGTAAACTCATTTCCGTATTGACCTAGCCAATAACGTAATAAGTATTCATGCCCAATAGACACCGTATTAAAAGTCGCAGCTCGACTGCCACTAATCCATATAACCATTTCATATAAACGTCCACCAAAATGATCTGCTACGAGAGCAGAAGCAGGAAATATAGCCTTCCCTCCTATAGCGCAGTTATTAAAAGAATCAACATTGTATTTATCCCATTCTCTCTCTAAGTAATAAAGTCCATAATTTTTTGCACCTACAATTAGATAAGGGGTAATTCCTGGTGGATCACTTGTTGCTGTTGCAATACTATGTCCATGCTCTGAAAAAGTTCTAGAACCATAAGAAGAACCACTTAAATATAACCTTCCATGATAAGCAAATGTCATCACATATAAATGCATATCATCATCTTCAGAAGATGATACTTGTGAAAAAGTCCCACCTTCGGGTATCTGAGGAAGAGGATTTAGAAAATATCCTGTAAGTGAATCAAAGCCATTTTCTAAAAGAATACTCCCATCATAACCAAGTATGCTTATAGACTTCGTTTTCATCCCAAAATTACTGAGTTCTAAACTGGTAATTTGCCCTGGTGCTCTATGCGAAAAGAGTGTTCTTTTATTTGCATCTTGTGGTACATGAGAAATAACAAAGCCAACGGTTATAGAATTATACCAACTTGCCATTTTAGAAAAAAATAGTGGATCTGTTGAGAACGGATAAAGAGTTGCTGCAGAACCGCCAGAGCTGAATTGCACATAATAATCTACGGCTTTAAAATCCTGTAAAGCTGGAAGTGCACATCCAGTCACAATAGTTGAGAATGGTTGTGGGTTATTGTATACCACCGTTGGCAATGTGTTCATGATTTCAATAAAACCAATAGATTCTATATCGTAAAAATCAAATCCACTTGGTATAGAAATAGATAGAATATCACTGTCAAATCGTGTTGGAACATCATATGTACCAGTCCATGATATTGTTCCTGTTGGTGGTGTTGCAAACGTTACTACACCTGTTGCTGGATTGATCGTTGGTTGTGGAGATGCAGCAACACTATTTATATAAACAACACAGGTACTTACCACAGGTTTCGTAATATTTCTCTGCTGAACAAATGCACCAGAAATATAATTTTTTATGAGCTGAAATGTTGTGAGAACACCGTTTCCAGTCCCTATAACATGTTCATCTAAACACTGAAAGTCTGTGATATCCTTCATCCGAAAACCAGATAACCGACCTTTTCTACAAAGAAAGAAATGAAGAATAGTTTCCATATCTAATTTATTACGATACTCCTTAGAGATAATAAAACTTACTTTCGGTTCTGTGACATGTGTAACTCGTTCCATCTCACCACTATCGCTGTTAATAACAACAGCATTTACCCCTGGTCCTATAGAAGATCGTTCTGCATAGGGCTCTGGAAAGCGTGCCTCAACGAAATCGGGAATCTCAGATTCCTGAAGTATTGTTTCTAATGCAGTTGCACGTCTCTCTATAGCAGTAATCGGGGTATCAAACTGTTCAAAATTTTCAACAGATGTAGGGAGTTTTTCTATTATAAAATTTACTGGCGTATAGAACGTACCAGTCCATGTCAAGCTAAGTAAACCAGCAGGGGGAGTTGTAAACGTCACGATACCTGTTCCTGTTGTATAATCAACTGTGAATCCAGAAGTAATTGGTATAGTATCTCCAAATATTTGTATAGGAGAATTTGGGAGAAATATAGGCCGAATATAGGTATGTGTGTCACCAGGAATACCAGAATTGTAATTTTTACATAATTGAAACTGTGTACGTACACCGTCAGCATTACCAAAATGTTGTGCCGTTGCTTGATAATCAGTAGGATCAAGTATCTTGAAGGTGTATCTATTTCCTAAACGTGCTCTATAAAAATCTATAATATAGCTCAAATCCGCTTGGTCACGTAAGGCTGGAGAAAAATTATATGTCCGTAACGGGTCTTGCCACATCCCTACCCGTTCTTCTTCTCCTTCACGCATACTATGCACTTGAGTCATAAATTTAATCTCAACCTTTGCACCCAATGATATGAATGTATCCAGTGAGACATTATGAAAGTCAGTGATCATCTGGTAAGTCCATCTCTTTTGTTCGCTCTATTTAAACGAGCGTAGACTTCTGACGCTATCTGTGATCCTGTCCGTCTACCCTGTTCTTCTGTGGTAACGTTTGGGAGCACAATATTAAACGCAAAAGTTCTACTACTATCCATTGCTGATGCTACATTCTTCTGCTGTGCTCTATTGAGAATAATTTCCCCTGGAGTGAGCATCGCTGGTACAGTATCCGTACCCATCCCTGTAAATCCACCATTTTGAAAATGACGGATACCATGAATAGTCACCATACCTCCTGTTGCAGCACCAGGAAAATCCCCTCCTGTAAAACCTCCTGTACCACCATAGGCTGATGCTGCTGCACCACCAAGCTTTAATATTCCACTCAGTAAACCACTATACCCTTTCGTGCTATCTGATGTCCCACTTAACGCCATTTGGAGTTCTTCAGCAAGTGGCTTAAATATAAGTATTTCTAATGTCATCTTCTTGATGTTTTCTATAACAATGTCTGCTAAGGATGAGAAGAAAATACCTGCCTTATCTAAGACAGAGAATTTAGTTTCTATGTCCTGTGTGGCTTGTCCAAGTCGTTCAACTTCCTCACGGAGTTTCTGTGCTTGGAGTGCGCGTCTGGATTGGTCAGCATCCCGTAAATTTTGTCCAGAGGGAAGATTTCGTTCCAGTTCACGTGCTTGTGATTCTAAACTCCGTTGCCGTTTACTGATACTTTCCTGAATCGTACTTTGCCGTTCTCCTGCTCTCCGCTCTAATGCTTGATCAAAATTAAGAATAAGGTCTTGAGCCCCACTTAGAACGTTGACAGAGAGTTTCTGAAACTCTAGATTGAGATTTGATAAACTACCCAAACTATCTGTATATTGTCTCAGTGGACCGTTCAGTTCTTCATAGGAAAGTTTCAATTCTTTATTGGCACGTGCGAGAGCTAACGCTTCTTGGCGTTGTCGTGGATCAATAATTTGTTCATTTATTTCTCGAATCCTCTGCTTAAACTCTAGTTCTGCCTGTCGCTGTGTCACATCCAATTGCAGCACATCTATTTGATCTTGAATCGCTCTATTTTCTTCTTCAATAGATCGAATATAGTCTTGAGACGTTTTTTTATTTTCTATGTTAAAGAGTTCAAGTGCCTGTGCACCACGCCGTATAGCATTCTCTTGTTGAGCAAAAAAACGCGGTGTTTGATTAGCAATATCTTCTGCTGTAACTCCTGTCTCCCTATATAAATCTCGTATAGCAGTAAGTATTGCAATTTCACGTTCGGCTTCTATACGGGTACGAGAACGGCCAGAAACTTGTATGTCTGTCAGACGTTCTACTGATTTTAGAGTATCTTCATAGGCTGTCTGAATCGTATCTTGCTGCCGTAACATTTCACGTGTGGTTGTGGTAATCGTCTGAACGGTTGCTGCTGCTTGTTGCACAGGTCTTGGAGCACCAGCAGATTGTTTTTCTATATCTATCGACATACTAATTTGAGAGCCATCACCCCTATCTCTCACTGATGCAGCCTTCTCAGCACGTAAGGCTTCTCCAATAGACTTATTCAGTTCTGTACGTGTATCCGTTGGACGTGTCGCCACATATGCTTGAACAGCAGTTGCAGCAATCAGTGCAGCTCCCATAACTCTTGCTGGTGTAATCACCCCTCCACCAGCAAGTTCCGGTTTCATTGCTTCTTTAATATCTCTCTGAAGTGTAGACCCTTCATATGCTCCACGGATAACCGGATTGGCTGGTTCAACATTCCCTATACTAATCCCACCTCTTGAACCAGGAATAATAGGTTGTCCCCCACTCATGTTTTGCCCGTTCATCGTAACAGAACCACTGAGGTTAATCGTTGCTGGTCCTGTGACAGTTGCTTGCATACTCCCTACATTCGCAACCTGTGATCCTACCGTTGTTTGTTCAACAGTGGTAGTCCGTGTAGGCTGACGTGCAGCACGATCTATATTTTGTGTAAGGTCAGAGAGGACACGTGAACTGGTCGGTACTCCCCTCATAGGAAAGGCACGTGCAAGTTCTCCTGGTGCCCCTGATTCTTCTGAAGTAATACCAATATTCCGTGCTGAGAGACTGATACGGAGTGCTGCTCGCTGGAACTGGAGTTCTTCTTCCCCTTGTTGCACCTGTGTAAGTTGTCGTAGTCTACCAGAAAGGACACCTGCCTCTACCGCTGCTTGTCGCATCGCTTCTGCTTGTTTCTTAAACGCTTCCGCTATTCTATCCGTTTGTGAGGCTGGCGCATTGGCAAGTATCGTTGCGTATTTTTCTTGAAGTTCCCGTATTTGGTCTAAAAAATCCCGTTCTACTTCAAGGATACCAGTAGTTGCACCCCCTTGAACAAGAGGAATCAATGCTCTCGTATTAGCAATTCTCTGCCGAATACCCAAGAGTGCCTGTTCCATCGTCTGTCCAAGTTTCGCTGCTTCTTGGAGGGCTAAGGCTTGCACTTCAGGCCCAAAGAATTGATTAATAACCGATTGTTTTGCTTTCTCTTTATCTCCAGTGCTGAGACGTTCAAATACTTCTGTACGCTCTAACGCTGTAACACGATCTAAAACTTTTCCATATGCTTCATATTCTATACTCAGCGAGGACATTCCACCTGTTGTTTTCTCAAGAAGGATAATTTGGTTTTGTAAATCTTGATTAAATATACGGAGTTCTTTATCTATTTTCTCTTGTGCTTCAAGCTGTGCACGTGTAGAGTCTGGTAAATTATCATTTGATTTTGCTTGTAACTGAAGTAACCGTTCTTGCTCTTTTTGCATATCCTCAAATTTCTTCTGTGCTCCTTCTAATCCTTCAGCAAATTTATCCGCTGCTGTTTTCCCAAGGATCATAGATGCTATCAACCCTGCAAAAATAGCTACTCTTCCAATCAAACTCATATTAAGTAAGACATTTCCCAAGAATGCAAAAGCACGGACTAAGGTAAGAATACCTGTAATAAATGCTGCACTGGTGAGAAATACAAAGAGTTTTATAACTGATTCTAAGTTATCTCTGAGAAAGCGGAGAATATTTATGAGATATAGAAATGCTGCACCGAGTACATTGGTAATAAAATTGGCAAGTTGTGCAACCGCTACACGTGTTTCTTTTTCATTGAGGAAATCTGTCAGCGTTTTAAAGCCAGATATCAGTCCAGGCCCCACACCAGCATTGAGAGCAACTTGTTGGACTTCTGTAATAGCTGTTTTGAGAACATTGAATGCCCCACCTAATCTATTAATATTTTTAACAGCTTCTGAGCCATATCGTTTCTCAAACTCAGCAGCTAGACTGGTCAATACTTGCTCTACGCCAAGTGTCCCTCTTTGAATAGCTTGTGAGAGCTGTTGTGGGACCATCCCTAAACTCTCAGCCACAACACGGATAGAACCAGGGACAATATTACCTAACTGCTTTACTAATTCTTCCGACTGTAAACGGCCTTTACCAAGGATATCAGTAAATACTTTTATTAATCCTGTCCCTTTTTCTGTATTTTGTCCCAATACTGCTTGGGCAGCAGCAATACCACGGAAGACTTTTTCTATTTTTTCTCCTTCTAAACTACTCCCCAATGCTGCTGCTGAAAGCCGTGCGTAATCCTCTCTGGTTTGTTGGAGTCCTAGTCCTAATTTTTTCGCTACATCTGCCGCAACAGCCATCCTACGGCTACCCTCTTCTACGTCATTGCGTGCTCCTGCTCTAAAGAGGGCAAACGTATTTTCAAAATCACGTCCAGTCTCAAAGAGTGTCTGTCCAAGTTGTTGTAGTTCACGGAGAATAGATCGTACTGTAAATAAGGCAAGAATAGCTATAGTAGCTGTGAGAGCACTATTAAAACCAGGAAGTGTATTCTGTGCCGTATCTCGTAAATTTCTATCTAAGGCATCCTTTTTCGCCTTAGCGGTAACGAGAGAACCTTCAAATATTTGTGTTTGTCGTGCAGCTCTTTCTGATGCACGCCCAAACCCTTCTGTCGCTTCTCCCTGGAATATAAAAGGCTGAATACCTTGTTGCTGTCGAGTTTGTAAACCCCCTCCAATAGCCCCTGGTGCTTGAAGTAATTGCTGTTGTCCCGATGTCCCTGTAGGAAGTGCGAGCGTCTTTAATCGTAGATAGGTAGCATAGGCACGCTCTCCTATATCACTAAACTGTCGTACAGAAGCAGTTGCAGTCAGTGTCGCTTGCGAGAACGTTATCATAGAACGTGAGAGTGATTGTACTTCAGTGTTTAACCTCATAATCTGAGTGACAGTCGCTCCCAACGCTGCAACATTTGTGAGAGCTGTACTTGTGGCAACAATAGCCGTTGTAGTTATAGGTCCAGCCGCCGCTGTCGCTGCTTCTGCTGCTGGTGCAGGGGTTGCTCTGGTTCTCCGTACTCTGGTAGCAGCGTCCCCTACTCTTCCACTCAGGGTTGCTGTTTCACGCATCAAGGTATTTAAACCAGTAAGGTCTGAGCGTATTTCACGGATAATATCTCGTAGTTGTCGAAAACTATCTCCCATCCGTGCCCCATAATCCGCAGTACGGATACTTTGCAGGGTATAATTTAATCGCCCTAGCTCTTGCACCACACTTTGAATCATGGTGAGAAAATTCCGCCCACCAGATACGAGACGGTTAAAGGTATCGGCTAATCTATTAAAATTAAGTTCATCAACCGTGCGAGCTGCCGTCTCT